TTCAACACAGAACCATTGCTAGAGTTGTCGCACTCCTGCACGCAACTGCCTGCTGGTCGATGCACTAGATGCTATCATTGCCATGAGAGACAATGGGCATTCGACCAACTTGGTAAAATTGATCCAGGAACTAATTGATGGAATTTAATCCGCTCACTGAATTTGTAATCTCATATGGAGACATAGTTGAACTTGGGTTTCACAAGATCGATGTAAATGCATACAAAGATCTCATTCTTGATCATCCAGGGTGGAGGCAATATAATTCGTATAAAGATGGGTATAATCGATATGGGTTATCTATCACCAGTTTAGATGGCGGATACTCTGGTGTCCCCGATCTAGAAAGTCTGATGGAATACTACAGGGACACAAAGGAACTTTATTATGACAAAGATTTCAAAGTCAGAACTCCACTCTCATATGAGATACCAGAGGTGTCAGAACTCTTCGATTTCTTCGGCGATTCCGTGGGTCGTTCGCACTTCCTACGATTAGACAGGGGTGGATTCTTTCCTCCCCATAGAGATCACGAGTTCGGTTTGCCCAATAATATGTTTAGAATTGTCGTGCCGTTCTACAATTTCCACTCATCGAACATGACTTGGGTGTTTGATGGTAAGGTTGTCCAGTTACGGGAAGGTTATACATATTTTATGAATACGACCAAGGCACACTCACTATTTTCATATGATGATGGATGCACGATGCTAGTGTTGAATGTGAGCGCGACCGAAGATACAATGAACCGACTGATTAGAAAGATGCGAGTTTATTAAAAATAATTCATCTATTTTCGTTTTAGGGGCTTGACATTTTCTCATTTTTATGGTAGAATGGAATATAAGATGAGAAAAGGAAATGTGAAAATGATTAAAGTTTACCAAATCCAGTTGACTGACGCTGAAATCGCTGCAGTAAATAACGGCGAAACGTCTCCCCGCATCAAGGCATACTTTGATCGTTCGTTTGATGGCACCTTCAAAGCAGAGAACTTCCAGTACTACACCCATGTTGCTAACGTTGACACCGCTGACATGGAAGAAGCATTCGCTGCCATGAATCTTTGGGAAGGTGCTACGGTTGAGAAACTCGGTCCCTGCTCCTCGATGTCAGTCGGTGACATCCTCGAGGTTGACGGAAAACTGTTCCGTTGCGCTTCCTTCGGTTTTGATGCAATTTAAGGATATTTGATATGACTGAAGTTGTGAAAAAGAACATGTTCCTCGAAACTATGAAGTGGATGGGCACTGCATGTGTCGTCGTCGCTGCGACCTGTCGCGCATTTGATTATCACACGGCAGATCTGTTGATCTCTATCGCTGGTGCTGGTCTCTGGGGTTATGCTGGGTTCGCTATGAAGGACAAGGCACTGATTGCAGTAAATGCATTTGTGGTTGGTATTCTCATTGTAGGAGTTATAGTATGAGTTTTTGGTTGATTGTATATCTGTTCACCGCTGAAGGTGAGTTCGTAGCAAAGGATGTTTACGAGACTGCGAGTAAAGAGCAGTGCGAACAGTTCGCAGGTGAAGTCGTTCGGACTATCATCAATAATCCAATCCAGGCACAGTTTCATTGCGTAAGTGATGATCACTACATGGGTCGCAAGCAAGACGAAGGTATCGAGTATGACTAAAGAACGTGTAGGTATTATAGCAAGTTGTTTTGACCTGTTTCATGCAGGTCACGTTTTGGCACTATGTGAAGCAAAAGAGAATTGTGACCGACTTGTAGTAGCACTGCAGTCTGACCCTACTCTTGACCGTCCCGAGAAGAACAAACCTGTGCAGAATTTGTTTGAACGTTATGTTCAGGTCAATGCATGTAGGTATGTTGATCAGATAATTCCATATGACACAGAAGCAGATCTACTGAACCTATTGACTGGATATGATTGGGATGTTCGATTCCTTGGTGATGACTATTTTCACCGTGATGATTATACTGGATACGGTTTAGACCTTCAAGTAAAGTTTCTTTCCAGGAAGCATGACTACAGTTCGTCAAGTTTGCGTGAACGCATTATCCAAGCAGAGAAAAAGAAATGAATAAGTGGGACAAGCGATTCATGGAACTCGCAGACCACATCTCAACGTGGTCTTATGACCCAAACACCAAGGTAGGTTGTGTCATTGTAGATGACCGCAATCGCATTCTCTCTGTCGGGTACAATGGATTTCCACGTGGTGTTGATGATGACTCATATCGTTATGAGAATCGAGAACTCAAGCACCTCTATGTGGCACATGCTGAACGAAACGCATTAGACAACTCTCCACATTCAGTCGAGGGGTGCACAATGTATGCAGCACTCTTACCCTGCAATGAATGTGCCAAGAGCATTATTCAGCGTGGTATCAAGAAAGTTGTGACATATACTCCTACTCGCAGCGGTGAAGGGTTCAACTGGGATATTACCCAGACGATGTTCATAGAAGCAGGTGTAGAACTACAACTGGTATGATATATGCTCTCGACCACAAAATTATTTTCTATCATGTGCCAAAAACTGCTGGTGCATCGATTAGTCATTGGATGGAGGATAATGATCTAGGTTATGTAGCGGCAATTAGACCAATACACATGCATCCACAATCTTTCAAGAAGTATAATTTTCCAGTGGAATGGTCTTTTTGCGTTGTTCGCAATCCATGGGAACGTTGGGTTAGTTGGTGGTATTATTGGAGATTTTTGGCGAAAAGAATTGATCATTCATTCGAGGAATATACTGAGAAGTTCTTTACTAATCAATTTAAACCACAAGGGTTTGCAGGTGGACATTATGGACCAAATATCCCACAAATTCATTATTCAAGATATGTGCACGAGGTGCTCAGATATGAGAATTTAGAGGAAGATTTTAAAAAGGTGCAAGATAAGTTTAATATCCATGCACCACTAGAAAAGAAAGCAAATATCAGTAAGGGTAAACAGCATTACAGTCATTACTACACATCCCCTCGATTGATAGATTTGGTTTCTGAATACTACAAAGAGGACATCGAGGAATTAGGATATACATATGGAGTTTGATGTTTTCCAAAATTGTATTGTGTTTCGCAACGTTTTTGCTGATCCTTCGGGATTCATAGAAGAGCAGAAACTGAAACCACTGCACGATAGTGGACTACATAATTCTAAAAAAGGTGGGTACGATAATAAAAACCTGCGTCTCTCGAAGCAAATAAATGTGAATAAAGACAATCCGTTTGTTGAGAGGGTTCGTGAAGTATCTAAGTTTGCTAATGAGAATTATTTTAAAATTAATATCTCAAAATACTCCAGTGAAAATCACTTCATTGAATATGACTATGCTGGTAAATTCGATGTTCATACAGATACTATCTGGGATGTCGATGTTAAGGATTTTAATAAGAAACCCATTCGTAAATTGTCATCGATAACATTACTGAATGACACGTTTACTGGTGGAAAACTTGCATTGTGGCACTCGGGCACTAGATATAGTTTCGATTTCAATGCAGGTGACATTGTGTTTTTTCCGTCCTTTGTACTGCACAAAGTGGACCCAGTTGAATCGGGAGTTAGATACAGTCTAGTTTCTTGGTCTTATGGTGAATATTAATCAAAATTCTATTGACAAATACCGAGAAACAGCGTATAATACTAATAATAAATGATTCGAGGTGTAAATAGTATGGATATTCAATTGCAAATGGAACGTATACAGAATGCTCGGCGAGCGATGGTTCGTGCCCAGAATCCCAAGTTCCGAGAACTGTGGGATGATATTGCGAACAAGTTGTTTGCTGAACTCGAAGATTATGGGCAACCATGGTTGCGAACTTATGATGGAAAGTTGAATTAATGCCAAAATATCTTGTAGAAACTGTTAGTGTATTCCGCATGCGGTATGTCGTTGAGGCGAAGACTGCATCTGATGCTAGGGATGAGGTCACCATGAGTGTTGGTGATGATTTTAAAGAGTTCTCGCAACTCCATCTCGACGAGATGATTTCATCCACTCGTGAGATTGATCAGGCAGAGTATCTTCGCATTTTTGATGAGGATAATGTGTATCTGAAAGACTGGACTGAAGAGCAGAAACTTCAATTCGTGAATGTGATTAATTATGACGAGTGATAATATTCTATTCATTATCATAATTCTATTGCTTTCTGTGACAGTTTATAGTATATTCACCTCTAAAGTCACTGCTGAAGAGCGCGACGAAATGTTAAATGATAAGGAAATGTTCCCGTGATTATTCAGAATGCCGTAACATGTCTCGGTTGCGGAGACTTCATTGTCTCCAAGCATCGCCATGACTTTGTGACATGCACTTGTGGTGCCATCTCTGTAGATGGTGGGCAATCATACCTTCGCCGTGCTGGTAGTTTGACTCCAGGTTCTTACGTTGATCACTCGTGGGAACTTCCCGATGAATTATATCGGCAATGTGCTGATGCGGTCGAAGAAGCTATTGACACCAATCGCAATAAGTTTGGTATTGCTAATGCTGTGATGCGTAAATTGCGTGAACATGAATACCTTGCCGCAGAAGGTGAGCAGCGTGTGATGGCACAAAATCTCGACGAGATTATGGTAGTCGAGGCGGATGGATCTTTTAAT